TGAATCTTTACAAAGAAATCCCAAACTATCCAAAACTTCTAATTGATCTTACGAAATATGTCTGTCGAACAACTTACTCGCCAACTCGAGTGGAGCAAGAAGCAGACCTCCTACGCGTGGGCGAAATATTACGAGAGTGAGCGTGAAGCACTCGGAGACAATATCGCACAATACGAGCGAGTGAATGGTGTGATGATTGATGAGGCGGGTTTGCCCGACTTTGTCAAGATTGAAATGATGGAGATGATAAAGGAGTTGAAGAAGAAGATTGAGTGTCCCATCTGCTTAGAGGTGATCGAGGTAGATCACCTTGATATCTCCAAGTGCGGTCATAAGTATTGTAAGGATTGTCTGGGTAGGTTGAAGCAGAGCACGAAGAAGTGTGCGGTGTGTCGTAAGAAGCTGTGTAAATAGACCTTTTCTCCAAAAAGTTTTAGAATTGTAAAAGTATCCAGTAGAATATTTTTTTGAACCTTTTTGACAATATTTTCACCAAAAGCGTGTAATATTACACGGATGACACTTAAACATTTCTCTCTATATTGTATGATATAATGGAAGGCATCACTGAAACAGAAACACAACGGCTAATTCGCCAAAACGACGCACTCAAACGCCAAGTCTCGATGTATGGCGATTTACTAACGCACATCATCAACCACAGCAAAGATAAGGAAACCTTCACGATCGTCGATGTTTTGACGATGATCGCAAGTGTTATGAGGACTTCTTAATAATTTTTATCCAATTTTATATTCTATTATGAATCATAAATGCCATACACTTCGGGGAAACTGAAAGGTGAGCTGACTATCGCTGAGCTACGGAGGTTGGTCGCAGAGCACAATCGTCTTATGTCTTTGAAGATACCGCCCAAAACC